ACGGCTTCAATGTACCGCTTGCCCTGGAGATCAGGATGTGACATAACCGCAGGAAGAGCATTTTCAGTGAGAAGTCGAACCATATTGGATTTCTCCTTTCCGTTTTAGTTTTCTTCTTTCACGGGTTCCATGGATACCTGGATGTCATCGGCTTTCGGCTTGGCCTGTGCCGCCTCGATCCGCTCATGCAGATCAACCAGCTGCCGGAGCAATCGCATCGACTCGCTGATCCGCGCACAGTCATCGCCGCATACATGCACTTCGCTGATGTAGCGCAATGCCAGTTTCGCCGCCTCGCTGGGTGTGATGGTTCTGTCCATTGCATGTACCTCCTTATGATACGTTCACCAAGAAATAATAGTGCTTTGTCGAACCGCCTGCAGTGACCTTGAACGAATAAAAGCCATTTGACTTTACATCTGTCGGCAGTGTGCCAGATCCACTCCAAATCTGCACAGCACTTGAAGGACTAGGACCAGAATTGATACTGGTTCGTGTGCCTCTGGTAATACTGATTTCAGGAGACGCTTCTTCCTGACCCTTTGTATACCCCGCACTCCATGCATCACTGCAGTCAATTTTGAGTCGCATTTTGGCAGTATAGTTTGTTTTGCCGGGGTCGGCAGTATCGAGATATGAAAATCGATATGGCGAATTGGTATTCAATCCAGCCCATCCTGCCACTGTGATTCGCATGGGGATTGTCTGAGTTTTGCCATTAGAGATATGCTCAACCAATCCACGGTAATTTGTGTAGTAGCCATCAGTTCCATCAAAGGTAGGATTTTGAAATGAAACATCCGCACTACCACCGCCGTCTGCTAGGCCCTGCTGATACGGCAGGTTTCCCAGCACGAGGAATTTCGCCCTGTGCCCTCCACCTGCATCAGCGTACACCGTGCACGATCCTGGATTGCCGGCACTGATCCCTTCCCATCCGTTTGGGCTGACTGCAGATACAGTTATCTCGCGATCCTCACCTGTGCCAGATGTTACAGTGTATTTTGGTGCGTAGGTATCATTTGGATCCAATTTTGACCAGGCCCCTGTGAGTGCTCCAGCCGCCGACACAGCGGCCCGGTATTTGGCCGTGTCGGCAATGCTAAAAGACAGTGGAGCGGTCCCGAGAAATTTTGCCGTCTGCTCGACTCCGTCGATGGTGATTGTCTGTTTGTTAATGGAATCGCCGACGAAATTCATGGCGGTTGTAACGTTTACTGTATCACCTGTTATGGTTGCGCCAGACACGCCGTATGTTGCCTCAACAGATCCTGCCGTAATCTCTCCGGAGGTCAGTATGCTCGCATTTGCCAGGGCGGCATTGATGGCCTCTGCCGTTACAATGCCGGCGATATCGATATAGTCTGATTTGATTTTCGTGGTGGTGGTGCCGTCTGACAGTTTTTCAACGATCACGCCTGCATTCAGGTTTCCAGAGTCATACAGGCCGTACTCGACATTGTTCCTTCTGACATTCAGACCGCCGCCGCTTTTAATGACCAGCCGACGATTCGCCCCGGAGCCAACCACATCGAACTCACCGACAACACCGGTGATGTTATTCCGCTGCGTCCACAATGCGGAGCCAAGGATGGTATTGGTCACGGTGTCTTTGACTTCAGTGATGGCCTGAGAGGTTCCAACCGTCTCGTATACGCCATCGCGTTCGACTTCCAAAAAACTGCCGTCTTTGATCTGCAGGTGTACATTGCCGTCGCTGTCTGTGATTACGTTATATTGTCCACAAACCGCCCAAACAGAATCGCGATTGACCCAGATATCAGCGTTGTCGAACTCTTCCAGGTGTTCCTCTTGCTCATGCAAGTCGCAATCCTTTGATGTGTTGCTCTTCTTGCCAGTGTGACCACTCTTGGTCAGTTCATACAGTACCGACTGGATGGTCCTCAGCTCGTTGGCCAGTGTCACCTGCACCTGTTCCTCAGAGGTGATACAGTCTCGCCATGCCAGCTCCACGATCCGCTCCGTCACTGTCGTATTGTACTCTGGGAGCGGCACACGGCAGAGTCTGCCGATTGTGAGTGCATCCAGACTCTCGCCTGTTGCAGCACTCAGCTCAAGTCCTCCGATCGAAACGGAGATGGCTGGTTCTGAGTTTCTGTCCAGCTCGGCCTGTGCCCATGCCTTGAGCAATGTGGCGGAGTCGATGGAACTGTCGGTGAGCGTCTTGGAGATTACGCCCCAGGTCGAGACGTTCTTCTCCAGATAGTCTGTGCCACCATTGACGGAGCCGATGTGCAGATCCTTTTTGCCAGTGGGATAAACTCTGGTAAACATATTGGAGCGATCCACCGTCACGGACATGCTCTCGATGTTCCTGTTCTGCCGCATTTCCATTGTGGTGGATGTGGGCCATGCCTTCAACGAAACTTTCCACGGGAGAGCGGTCTGGTCGAACTCCCACTGACATTTGGGAATGGAGCTAACGATGGAATCCAATGCCGTGTAAATGTCCTGGTATTGGAACTTCCAACCCTGCGATTCGCTGGCAAAATCGTTCTGATAGAGCGTCCAGAGTGTCTCTGTCTGCCGGCTAAGCAGGTAATTGATTGCCGTTGTTGAGCTGACCGATGTCGTACCACTGCCACCGATGGTCTCCGGTGTGATGTCCCCGAACGCAACCATCTCCTGCAGCAGCCCGAACGTGTGCTCCAGCGTGATGGAGCTGGTCAGCTTAACATAGTCGGTTTTGATGCTCTTAACATAAAACACGCCGCTCTGGTGACCCATTGGCGCCGTGATCAGCACCCAGTCGCCTAGAGCAAGCGCCGGATCCGCGTCGAGAGCCAGTGTCATGCTGCATGAGCTGAGGCCGTTGATCCTCCAATTGAGGCTCATGCTGAGTGGTTTGATCTGTCCAGCCGGAGTCATTGTGTGTCCGGCCAGTTTGACGGGAAGGATCATCAATCATACCTCCCTCGTGCAAAGAAATTCAGAGACAACACCACATCCGACTGCACCAGAACTGGAGTCGTCCGTGGTGGAATCCAGATGTCATCATTGCTATCGACTGTACGCTTTGCCAGTACGGAGCGATTTGTGCTGCCGTTTCTGATGTAAATTCTCTGGATGTCCCTTGAGTCATAGTTTATAAACAACGTTTCGCCGTTTGCCAGTCCAAGACTGGTCAGCCGGATCTTCTGACCGCCGGATGTGATCGTCACCGTGTTGCAGGTCGATCCGGAGTTGTTCGTAAACATAATCTCCAGTTTGGTCGGCATGGATCCCTCGTTCGGCAGATTGAAACTGGTATCTGTAGAAGAATCAGACGGTGCATTTCCGATACCGATCTTATCAATCCAGCACGGGATGTCATATGCACGGAACGTCATTGTCATCGGATCAGCCCAGCGAGAGACATTGCCCAGCGCCGGCAGTGCGGTGCATACGACATACAGGACGGTGTCGCTGCTACGATATCCCACCTGGAGTTCGCCGCCGTCACGCGCCCATTTGCAAATCTTATCGTAAATCTGGCGACGCACACCGAATTGTTTTTCTCGGATTGCGAACGAGATGACAACGTCTCTGTATCGTTTTTCCATTGTCTGGAAACGCTGGCCATTCAGTCCGGCACGGCTCACGGCAGTAGGATTTGTATTGACCACCTGCTCATCGATTCCCTGGATAACGATCGAACTATCCAGACTGTGAAGCGGAACACCATTCATGCTCGCCTGCAGTTTTGTGACCATTTAACCACCTACCAATCTCATGAGGCTCTTTGCCATGTGTTCGGAAACATTGCGCTGCACCGTCTCGCCATCAACATTGACGTTTACGGTGATCTGGTTCTGCGTTTTCAGCTCGACTGGTTTATTGTTTGAACTCATTATCTGCTGGAAGAGCGATGCCGGCAGGAACTCTGCAGCAGGATCAGCGTTGTACTTCTCCGTGATTTTGTTCAGCAGATTCTGCAGGACGCTTGTGTCATCCTCGAACACACTCCGGAGCTGTTCAAACTCATCGGATGTGTCAGAGTCGGTCCGCATTGCATCCCAGTAATTCTGAGCAGCCATGATCTGATCGTAGCTGAACTGGTATGGAGTCGGCTGAGACTTTGTGGGCGTTTCTTCCTCTTCCTTAGGTGTGTACCGATGATACGGGAACGGATCGCCGGCAGCCATCGCCGCATTCTGAAGCCCCTGCAGGTATTCCTGCAGGCCCATGCCACGTTTCCCGGCCTCTGCCATCGCTTTGACATACTCGTCAGCGAACGCCAGTCCAGCCGCATGCGCTTGCTCTGTAAGCTGTTCCTGTTGCTTGATCTGATCATCCGTCAGAGTGCTGCTGTCAGCCGTGCTGGGCGTGATCAATGTCAGCAGGCCAGCCAACCACGGCACGGTGGACATCAGAGCCGCACCGAATCCGGTACCCATGGCCGTTCCCATCGCTCCGGCACCCATGGCACCAGCTGCAGACTGGCCGAAGATTTTGCCCAGCATTGTCACCTGAGTAATGCCGATACCCAGCTGACTGAGCGTGTCAAACCATCCGCCGGCACCCTGACCCGTCGTCGCTTCCAGAACCTTATTGCCAAGCATCAGCGGTAGCATTCTGTTTAGCCAGGTCACGATCGTGTCGCTGTTCTTGGAGATCCACTCGAACACTCCGCTGAGTCCTGCCAGCAGGTCGCCGATGCTCTTGAGCACCGGATTGGTGCTGCTCTGGAGCGCTGTGGCCAAAGAGTCCATCACACTGGACAGGTCGCCCAGGCTTTTGCTCAGGTTAGTGACGAGCGTGTTGAGATGCTCTTCCATAGTCAGCACGATCTCGGCTTTATTGTCGCTGTTCAGCAGCTTGCCAATGTCTCTGAGGATGTTCAGTGCGTCTTCGGAGAGCTGATCCATATTGAGGACTTCAGACAGCTTGGCACCCACATTCGTCCGGATCGCATCCCACATGGCCTGAATTTCTGTGATCTTGTGAGCGACCTCGTCGAGTGCTTCGATCTCAGGAGATGTCAGCTCCATGCCGGTGCCCTTGATGTCTGTCAGATATCTGCTCTTGAGTTCATTCCAGTTGTCAGCGACATTCGTCATGCCGGCACCCTTTTTGTCGCCGAACAGCTGAGCAGTCAGCAGATCACGCTCTTTGCCGTGTCGCTCGCTCAGAGCGTCCATGACGGCCGTGAAGAAATCGAAATGGCTATCAAAACTTGACTCTTTTAAGCCTAAACTTTTGAGAGCCTTCATCGTTTCCTTGTTTTTATTGTGAGAGTTGGCGATCAGTTTCTGAATGCCACCGGTGATCTCGCCCGGATCCACGCCCTGCAGCTGGGCACCACGCATGACCATCTCAATGTCTTCCAGGTTGCCGCCCCACATCGTCTGGATGTCCTTCCAGTCGCCGGCAGCAGCCCATGCCTCGCCCATGAGCGCATACATCTCATCAACCATGGCCTTCATGGTGTCGACGGTGGATGTAAAAATTCCTGAGAGCGTGTTTCCTACGCCGCCAGCAATGGATCCGATCGACTTCAGACAATCGTTGATGGAGATGACACCCTGGGCCGCTTCACCGGAGCTGTCGGAAACATCCCTCATGGAGTCGCCGAACTTATGCATGGCATCCTGAGCCGTCTGCATCTGGTTCTGCATGTTGGCCAGCTGCTCGCGTGCCTTGTTCAGCTTCTCAGCCCATTTATCCTGGACCTCCTGATTGTCAGAGTATTCCTTTTTGCTGTCTGCCAGCGCCTTCTTCAGAGTTTCGACGATCTTTTTTTG